CGCCCGGCGACAATGCCGTCCCGGATTCCGGAATGGTCGATCACCTGCGGTTGATGCATCCGGATGTGTACGGGGACGGGCCGCAGCGGTGGCCGGATGGGTCGGTCGTGGTCGTGGACTGCACGTTGACGCCTGCCGAGTTCGTCGAGGAGCAGCGGCATGCCTGACCGTCCCGTGATCACCATCGACCCGGGGATGAGCTTCGGTGCCCCGCACATCCGAGGTGTCAGCACCGAGGCGATAGCGGGGATGGTCTACGCCGGTGAGGACTTCGACACGGTGGCCGCCGACTACGGGCTCAGCCGCCACGAGGTGATCCTGGCCTGCTGGTACGAGGGGTCGGCGGGGTCGTACCGGGTGGAGTGGCGGTCGTGGACGTTGGCGGTCGCGCCGGCCCTGGGTGGGTGGACGCCGCTGGATCTGGCCGCGGTCGAGGAGCCCCCGGCGAAGGGTGGTGAGCCGCGTGGCTGACATCCGCGACCGTGTCGCTGCTTGGCTCGACGACGGCCACGACTGGGCGTGGGCACCCGCCCGGCTCCTGCCGTTGCGGTGGGCGTTCACCCCGTACCAGGTGGTGATGCCGCTGCTGTGCGCTGTTCTCGGGCATGTGCCGAGGTGCGCGCGGTGTGATCAGCCGGACTTGGACGAGTGCCGGTGGTGTGCCAGATCGTTGCCGGGTTTGGCGCATCCGGGCGCGGTTCCGTGTCCGGGGTGGGTGCCGAGACACGAGGCGGTGGACCGGTGACGGGCTACCTGTTCTCGGCTTCTGTCGGCACCTCACCGGACACGTTCGGCGGGCCGGAGTGGACGCCGCTCGGCTCGGTGGTCAACGACGGGTACTCGCTGCTGTTCCGCCGCCGGCATCCTCGGGTGAGGGCTATGCACTGCGCGTACTCGCGGCGGCTACGTGCCCGGCGACGTCGGCGCTGAACAGTGGGCGGCCCTCAGGTCTTCGACAACCTGAGGGCCGGGCAACAGAGTACCGACGCGGGCAGCGCATTGGATCTCGACCGCAGGATAGCTGACTGGTGCGGATGGAGATTTGATGTCGGATCACGAGTCGCTGCATAGGGCGGTTGGGGTGTTGTTGGTCCCGCCGAGGAAGCGGATTCATGTCGGACGTGTCCACTACGATGTTCGGGCTCCGTGTCTGCTCCGCCAGTTGGAGGAGGCGGTGGCGAGCAGTTCCACGGGTGCGGGGGGTAGGACGACGCCGGGGACCAGGGCGCCGTTGGGGATGGACGCCCTGGACTTGTGGACGGAGGTCCTGGTCAGTGTGGGTGCGTGGGCTGGTGTTCTCGGGGTTGACCGGAGGAAGTACCGCAATGGTCCCCGCGCCGCCGACGAGTACAGCCCCCCACCGGTTGGCCTGCTGCTGCGGGCTGTTGCTGCGGAGATTACGGGCAGGACGGATCGGGATCAGATGGCGGTGGCGGTGGAACGGAACTGTCGCCGCTGGAAGATCCGCATCGAGGGGATGCTGTCCCCACCGGAATCGGCGGGTCGGGGGATCGTCGGGGCGAAATGTCGGGGCTGCGGGGCTGCGTGGGTGGTGTCGGTCCCGGATCCGGAGCCCGGCCGCCCGGACCAGGTCCGCTGGGTGCCGGCGGAGCACGAGCCCACCGAGACGCGGCAGCCGGCGTTGTTCATCGAACGTGGGGAGACGGGGGTGATCCGCTGCCTCTGGTGTCGATCGTGTGGGCGGTATACGTGGCGGGATGACCTCGCCGCCCAGGCGGCGGAACATGAAGACGGGGACGACGAGCATCCGAACGGAGCAGCAGCAGCATGACCGAGCCGAAGCACTACCACAGACGCCCCGATCCGCCCGATCCGGATGACGGGGTCGAGGCGATGCGGTTCGACGGCTCCGCGGAATGCGCCGAGACGATCCGGGCGTGGCTGGAGCGCCGCTACCGGGCGGTGAGCCCGTACAGCTCGATCCCGCCGCCGGCCGTCGAGTATCTGGCGGGCAAGGTTGCCTACCTGGTCGTCAAACAGGCCAACGGCAAGCACGCCGCGGTGGTTGCCGACGAATGGCTGGTCATCGAGGGCGAGGGCTTCCAGCCGTGGCATGTGGGTGCTATCGACTTTGACGAGACCTACGTCTCGCACGGAGAAGCGGCATGAGCATGCTCGAACCGGAGGTGTCCGGGTGGCTGTACGCGGCCGGGCTGGGCACGGAGCAGCCGAACATGGAGGCGAAGGACGGCCGCTTCGCGCTCTAGCGTGGCGACTTGACGTACTCGCTGGTCAGCGGGACCATGGCCCCACCGATCTTCGTCGTGCCCAAATGCGGGAGGGCTTCGTCATGTCCTCACCGTTGAACAGCTTCGTTCCGATCGTGTTTCGTGCGGTGGCTGGTGAGACTCCTGCTGCTGCTCTGGCTTTGGATGGGTTGACGTTCTACTTCCCACCGGAGTACCTGAGCGCTATCGGTTCGGGTGCGGGGAATCCGGGTGAGATCGTCGCCGGCAGCCAGCACGTACGCGGGTGGCTGCAGGTGACAACGGGTCCGCCGCTCGTCCGCGAGTGGATGATGACGAACGAGCTCCCGGCCGCGGTACGCGCCCAGTTGGACGCGATCCCGGGCGGTCTGGGATGGGTGAGCCAGCCGGCGCGGGATTCGTTCATCCAGTTGGGGCGGGACCTGCGGAAGAACTTCGCCATGACCGCACCGGACGTCGTCGCCCTGTTCACCGCGCTCTACGCGGACGCTGTGACGAACCGGAACGCGCAGATCGCAGCGGGCGGGTAGGCGTGTCGTACCGGCTGGGTCGCCGTCCTCCGCACAGTCCGCAGACCGCCCCACGGCTGCTCCTCGGCCGGTATCTGCGCGGCCCGCTCCCAACGACCCCGCCGGTGGTGGACTGGGTGTCCCAGGTGAGCAACTGGCCGATGTACGGCAACGACCGGTGGGGCGACTGCGTCTTCGCGATGATCGGCCACGCGATCGAGGCAACCACCGCCTACGGCCACGGTTCGGCGGTATCCGTGTCGGACCAGGATGTGCTGGCCGCCTACTCGGCGGTCACCGGGTTCGACCCGGCCGCCGGCCCGCCGGGGCAGAACCCGACCGATCAGGGCACGATCATCCAGGACGCCCTGTCGTACTGGCGCAGGGTCGGGATCGGCGGGCACCGGATCGCAGCGTTCGCCCAGGTCGATGTCCACAACCCGGCAGAGGTCAACCGGGCGCTGTGGCTGTTCGGACACCTGATGCTCGGCGTGAACCTCCCGAACGCCGCCTTCGCCCAGTTCGACCGCCGCGAGGCGTGGCATCTGGTCGCGGACGACGGTGGGATAGCCGGCGGGCACGCGGTGAACCTCGGCTATGACGCCAACGCCGGGTTCAAGGTGGTTACCTGGGCCCGGGTCCAGCCGTTCTCCGCGGTGTGGTGGGGCCGCTATGTCGAAGAGGCGTGGGTGGTCATCAGCCCGGAGTGGCTGACCGCTGCGGGGATGAACCCGGCGGGGATCGGCCTCAGCGCCTTGGCGGACGCGTTCCATTCCCTGACGGGGGAGCGGTTCCCGATCACCCCCGCACCCGGGCCGCCGCCGGTTCCACCGGTCCGGGATCCCGCTGATGCGGCTCTGGTCCAGGCACTGGACGGTTGGGCGCATCACCGCCATACGGGGGACAACGCCCACGCGGCCCACGCCTACCAGGTGTGGCGTACAGCGAAGGGCCTGTAGCCCGCATCGGGTTGACCGAAAGTACGACCCCTCGGTTACCTGTGTGGCTGAGACCGGGTCTCCTACGGAAGGGTGATCAGGTGGCCCGGTCCCGGCACCCCACGTACACCGAACGCAAGCAGCGCTGGACCACATACCGGGACCCTGAGCTGCGCAAGGGCCGCATGGGCAGGCCCTACAGGCGCTGGCGGGAAGCCGTCCTAGCAGCCCCTGTGCCCATGTGCTGGCGCTGTGGTGGACCCATCGACAAGCGCCTGCACTGGACCCACCCCATGGCCGCCACAGCCGGGCACGTGATACCGCTCTCGCGTGGGGGTGCACCACTGGACCCAGCCAACGGCAGGCCCGAGCACAGGCGCTGCAACCTGAGGGCTGGCAACCGCGACACGAGGGTGATCACTCCTTCACCTCGACCTGTTGCCGACCGTCGATGGTAATGCCTGTCTATCGGTGCCGTTCGTGTTGATGTGACGCTTAGTGATATGTGCGGGCCAAACCTTGATCAACCGGATGCTACGTACCGTTACATCCAAGATGGAAGTAACCGAGCGTCGCATAGGCGGCGGTCGATTTTTTCATGATCGCACCCCGGTCGAGACCTCCAGCCCTTCGTTTCCCTCCCCGGGAAACATTGGCCAAGATCCAGCCCGTGTTTGCGCAGGTCAGAGCCTTGATCCAATCGTTCTTGCAGGTCAGCAGGCTATCGTCAAACGTCGATATGCGCACTGTCCAAATAGGACACTACGGCTAGTGACCGGGTGGCCGTCACGGATTGTAGGCGCCACCGCGAAGGGCTACGGATGGTAACCCCCAACCCGATAGCGGACGGTAACGATATTCAGGCGTTGACCGCGATCCGCGCGCTCCTCGCCGACCGGCTCGCCGACGCCGAAGGCGCCCCCGCCGCAGCGATCAGCAAGGAACTCCGCGCGGTCCTGCTGGAACTGCGGCGGCTCGGCGCGACCACCCAGGAGAGCCCACTTGACGAGATCGCTGCTCGACGCGCCCGGCGCCGTGCTGCTGGGCCAGCGCCAGCCGCGGATCCGGGCGGTCCCGCCGTGGGCGGCGACGGCCGGACCGGAGGCGCTTGACCTGCTCCGCTCGGCCGGGCAGGAGCCGGACCCGTGGCAGTGCGACGTCGTCAACGACCTCCTCGCGGAGGACGAGCATGGCATGGCCGCCGCCCGGCGGACGTACACGATCGTGCCCCGTCAGAACGGCAAAGGGGGTTGCATCGAGCCGGTCGAGTTGTACGGGATGTTCATCCTCCACGAGACGATCCTGCACAGCGCGCACCTGTTCGACACCGCCCGGGACGCGTTCAGCCGGGCCCTCGCCCTGATCGAGAACACCCCCGACCTCGACCGTCGCGTCAACCGCGTCAACCGGGCGCACGGCAAGGAAGGCATCGAGCTGCTGCCCCGGCCGGCGGTGTTCGGCGGCGACGGTCTGCTCTACGACCGGGGCGGTCCGGGTGGAAACCTGTACTTCCACGCCCGCACGAAGGGCGGCGGCCGCGGGAAGAGCCCGCAGCGGCTCGTCCTGGACGAGGCGTTCGCCCTGACGAAAGCCCAGCTCGCCGCGCTGCTGTACGCCATCTCGGCGCAGGCGGACCCGCAGATGAACCACTTCTCCACCCCGCCGCCGATCGGCGAGCCGTGCGAACTGCTGATGGGCGTGCGGGCCGGTGTCCTCGCCGGGATCGCGGCCCGCGAAACGCCGCGGATCACCTGGATCGAATGGGGCGTCGAGCGGGGCACCGACGTCACCCAGCCGACAACGTGGGCGGCCGCGAACCCGGCCTACGGCATCCGGATCACCGAACGTGGCTGCCGCGACGAACTCGACATCGCCGTCAACGGAGGCGGTATCGAGGAGTTCGGGGTCGAGCGGTGCGGAATCTGGCCGCTCACCGGCACCGCGCGGTGGCTGGTCATCTCCGAGGCGGAATGGACCGCCGCCATCGACGTTCCGGACGCCCCGCGTGCGCCGCTCGCGTTCGGCCTGGAAGTCGAATGGGACCGCTCCGCCGCGGCGTTCGGCGTCGCGTGGAGGCGCGCGGACGGCCTCCGCCAGGTCGAACTCACCAAGGACGACACCGGCGAGGACTACCGGCCCGGAACCGGATGGTGCCTCGCCCGCGGGCAGGAACTCCTCAAACGGTGGCCCGGCTCGGTGCTCGTGCTCGACCCCGGCGGGCCGGCCGGGAGCCTGCTCAAAGACTTCGAGGACGCCAACGTTCCCATCGTCAAGATGACCATGTCTGACGCGGCGCGCAGCTTCGGCGACCTCCACGACGGGCTCGCCGGAGAGGACATCGCAGCCCGCAACGTCCGCCACGGCAACCAGGACGCCCTCAACACCGCCGTCGCCGGAGCCGTCGAACGGAAGATCGGCGACGCCCGGGCCTGGGACCGGCAGCACTCCACCACGTTCTGCCCCGTCGGAGCCGTCACCGCGGCCCTGTGGGGGCTACGGAACGCCTCCATTCCGCGTTCCAAGGTCTACTGAACAGGGAGAGCCGCATGGTTGCCGACACGGCCTACCTCACCACGCAGAACGGCGCGGCCCGGCCACGTACCCGGATCGCGCCGCTACGGTTCCCGACCCTGCCGGCAACCCTGCTCGTCCAGCTCGGTGGGGGCGTGTCCGCGCTGGCCGGTGTCTACGTGACCTTCGGCGCCGGCGTGACGATGATCGTCGGCGGGATAGCGGCCACCGTCCTCGGCGCCCTCCGCGAGGCCGGCAAGATCTAGATGGGTCTCGGGCGGCTGCTCACACGATCCACGCGGTACACCGCGACGGACACCGTGACCGGCGCGTCCCAGTCCTACGTAGTGCTGGACAACCTGGCCCCGGACTTCGTCGGCCCGGGCAGCTACCGCGGTGGCCTGTCGATCCCGGGCGCCTGGCGGGCCAGCGTGCTCCTGTCCGACCTCCTCGGGCAGGTGCCCTGGGACGCGTACCGGGAGTACGTCGGCTCGCCAGAGGAGAAGATGGTCCCGACGCCGCCGCTCCTGGAACAGCCGGCCCCGCCGGACACGAGGATGACCACGTTCTCGTCATGGGCGTTGGACCTGATCTGGCACGGGAACGCCATCGGGGTCATCGCGGCCCGGAACTACGCCGGGTGGCCCACCGCCGTCCTGCCCGTGCCGGCGCAGATGTGCCAGGTCCGCCGGGTCACCCCGTACATGGACTCCCCGCTGCCCGTCGGCGCACTGGAGTACACCGTGGGCGCGTTGAAAGCGCTCGGCAGTCAGGACGTCATCCACATCAAGGGACCGTGCGAGCCCGGTGCGGTCCGGGGCATGGGTGTCCTCGAAGCGCACCTAAACACGTTCAACCTGGCAGCGGAGCAGAACAAGCAGGCCCGGTCCCTGTCCTCGCACGGGGTGCCGACCGGGGTGCTCAAGTCGTCGAACCCGGACCTGACCGAGACCGAAGCCCTCGACATGAAAGCCCAGTGGCTGGCGAACCAGTCCAGCCGGTCGATCGCCGTCCTGAACGCCTCCACCGAGTTCGAGGCGCTGTCGTGGAATCCCGAAGAGCTGCAACTCGTCGAGGCCCGCAAGATGACCCTCACCGAGTTGGAGCTGGTCTTCGGCCTGCCGGTCGGGTGGCTCGGCGGTCAGACCAGCTCGCGGACGTACGCGAACATCGAGCAGGACGCCGCGAACCTGCTCAAGTTCAGCCTCGGCGGTCATGTGGCCCGGTTCGAGCAGACCCTGACCCTCGCATTCCCCCGCGGCACCTGCGCCCGGGCGAACCTCGACGCGGTACTGCGCTCGGACACCCTGACCCGCTACGAAGCCCACAAGATCGGCATCGAAGCCGGGTTCCTGACCATCGACGAGGCCCGCGAGTACGAGCACCGCCCGCCGCTGCCGGACAAGCCCCCGATGGTCGACGCATACACCCCCAATCCAGCCGAAATTGCGGCGAATCAAGCCAAGAACGGTCCCGATGGGGGCAGAAACGGACTGGAGAAGCCGTGAACAAAGCGACCGACAAGACCGAGCCCGCCGTCGCTGGCACGGCGGCGTCCAGCACCCGCACGGCGAAGTCCGACCCGCCGGCGGCCCAGGTGTCGAAGCCCGACCCGGACGACGCCACCGCCAACGCGCCGAAGGACAAGCCGGCCGGGGCGGAGCCGAATGCCCGGACGAGCGACTGCGTCGTCAACAACGGCCGCGGCATGCACGTCGGCCGGGCCGTCAACGGGAAGGTCTGCTCGTACCACGCGATGCAGTACCACGCCGATGGGACGCCGCGATGAGCGAAAACCTGTTCCGGAACTTCTGCCCGGACCTGCAGGTCCGCTCGTCCGGCGACGGGCGCACCGTGTGCGGCATCGCCGTGCCGTACAACGCGCCCACACGCATCGATGACCAGCTCATCGAGCAGTTCGCGCGGGGGGCGTTCTCGCACCAGCTCGACCGGCCGCAGCGGGTGAAGTTCGCCCGCGAGCACGTCCTGCTCGGCGGGGAGTTGATCGGCGCGGCGACGATGCTCCGTGACGACAGTGCCGGCCTGTACGTCGAACTGCGCACGGCGAAGACCCCGGCTGGTGAGGCCACGCTGGAACTCGTCCGCGACGGGGCACTGGACCAGTTGTCGATCATGTTCCGTGAAGGGCGTAACCGGCGGCTCGGCGGCGGCATCGTCGAGCGGATCCAGGCCGACCTGAAAGAGGTCGCCATCGTCATGGAAGGCGCGTACGGCGACCTGGCCGTGGCCACCGCCGTCCGCAGCACACGGCAGCAGCCGAGCACCACCTACACCGACGCAGACATGGACCTGCGTACCCGGGCCGAGCAGTACCTGGCGCCCTCGGCGCGCCGCGAAGTGCCCGACTACGAAACCGAGATCCGGGCCATCCGGCTCGGTGTTCCCCGGTAACTCCCCCCGTTCCATACGACCGACACCCCGCCTTCCGCGCCCGCGAACACCCCGGCTCTGTCCGGCACCCTCGCGGCCCGGACTGTGACGACACCCCGGTCACTCGGAGCATTCCCGTCCCTGTGAGCCCGTAAAGGGGTTGTTGTGTCCGAAAACGTCTATCTCACGAGCATCCGTGACCAGTACGCCGCCCTGCAGAAGTCCATCGCGGGCCTGCAGGCCCGCGCCGCCGAAGCCAAGCGCGACATGACCAACGAGGAACTGCGGTCGGTCTGCGAAATGGGCGAGCGCGCCGAAATGCTCTACTCCCAGATCAAGGACCTGTCCGAGATCGAGGTCCGCAACGCGAAGGTCGCGGCGCTGGCCGGCACCGTCGCCGGCGCCACCGCGCCGGCGCGGGACGCGGCCGCGGACGACGACCAGAGCAGCAGCAGCGACCAGGCCCGCTCCGTGAACCTCGGCGGGGCCCGTACCCAGGACCGCGACCCCGGCTTCTACACCCGCGGGTCGGAGCACTCGTTCATCGGCGATCAGTACCGGTCCATGAAGATGGGCGACACCGCCGCCGCGGAGCGGCTCCTCAAGCACTCCAACGCGCTGCGGGACAACACCCACCTCCGCGACGTTCTCGGCGCCGGCGCCACCACCTTCGGCGCCGGTCTGGTGCCGCCGGTGTGGCTGGCCGAGCAGTTCGCACCGGTCATGCACCGCCGGCTCCGGCTGGCCGAACGGCTGCGGCAGGTGCCGTGGGCCGGGCCGTACCCGTGGACCATTCCGGTCGCCGGAACGGTGGCGAAGACGTCGTCCGTCGCTGAGGGTGTCAACAGCACCGAGACCGACCCGCAGTACACGACGATCACCGTCACCCCGAAGGCGATCATGGGCTACTCGGAGGTGTCGCGGCAGATGCTCGAAGCCGCCAACCCCGCAGTGGACTCCGTCATCTGGGGTGACCTCCTCGGCGACTTCTACGACAACGCCGAGCTTGAGGTCATCGTCGCCCTCAACGGCCAGGCCAACGTCAACGCGGTCACCGTGTCCGCCGGCGTGCTCACCACGACCGACATCGCCGGGCAGCGGGCCGGGATCCTCGACGGGATCGCCGCCATCTCCGACGCCCCCGCCGGGGACGCGGACCTGTTCGTCGGCCGGACCGCCCGGTGGACCACCTACCTCAAGCTGACCGACTCCACCGGCCGGCCGCTGATCCTCGCGCAGGCGTACGGGCCGGCGAACGCCATCGGTGAGGGTGGGGCCACGAACGGGTTCCGCACCGCGGTGCAGGGCTCCCTGGAAAGCCTGCTCGTCGTCACCTCCCCGACCGTGGCGGCGTCGACCGGGTTCATCCTCAACTCCCAGGAGCACCTGTTCAGCATCTCCCCGCCGATGCAGTTCCAGTTCGAACAGCCCGCGGGCCCGGCCCTGGTCAGGGTCGGTGTGTGGGGCTACGAGGCCGTCACCTTCGGCCGCCGACCGAAGGCCGTCACGAAGATCACCTACTCGGGTAGCTGACCAGGCCGTCCGCTGCCGTGGTGTGAGAGGAGAGTCCCACACCACGGCAGCGGGCTCAGGACTCTCCAACCGAAAGGCCGCACATGTCCGACATGCTGACCCCGGACGAGGTGAGGGCGATGGAATCCCACACCACACCCACCGGAGACGGAATCGTCCAGGTCGCCTATCTGCACAACGAGCACGTCTCCCACTCGTGGGTCGAATCGATGCGGGCCATGCTCGAGTACGACCTCGCCCACGGCCGGATCGCCCGCAAGCCGCTCAACCTGCGGTGCGGAGCCGGGATGGTGGCGCAGACCCGCAACTACGGGGCCCGCCTGTTCCTGGACAAAACCAACCACGAGTGGCTGCTGTACGTGGACACCGACATGGGGTTCAACTTCGACGCCGCGCACCGGCTCCTCGCCGCAGCCGACCCCGCCGAACGGCCCGTCGTCGGCGCGTTGTGTTTCGCTCTGATGGAAGCCGCCTACGACGGCATGGGCGGGTGGCGCCGCACCATCGTGCCCACCATGTACCGAATGGGCACCGACAGCAACGGCGACCCGTCGTTCTGCTACTACGGCGACTACGACGACGACACGGTTACCCCGGTCGCCGCCACCGGTGGGGCGTTCATCCTCATCCACCGCTCCGCGCTGGAGAAGCTGCGCGCCGAGCACGGAGACCACTGGTTTGACCAGATCTACGACCACGCCGGGGACATCGTCGGCGAGGACATCGCCTTCTGTGGGCGCCTGTTGAAGGCCGGGATCATTCCCGCCGTCCACACCGGCGTGAAGACCACCCACCACAAGGAGATGTGGGTCGGCGAGCTCGACTACATCGTGCAGAACGCCGTCGAGTTGCAGCCGTACCCGGACCTGACCGTGGCCATCGACCTGGAGAAGAGCTTCGGCGCGCTGGCCCGGCACGAGCACGACCACGACGGGATGCTCAAGCTGCAACCGGACCTCGACCGCTACGCCCAGATCATCGAGGCGACCCGGCCCGAGGTGATCGTGGAGTGCGGCACCCGCACCGGCGCGAGCGCCCGCTGGTTCGCCGACCACGGGCTGGCCGTCATCACCGTGGACATCGACCACGCCAACCTCGACATGACAGCGGCGCCGCGGGACATCTTCTACCTGCTCGGCGCCTCCACTGACCCTGCAACCATCGAGCAGGTCCGCGCGCTCACCTCTGGTCGCCGGTGCATGGTGTCCCTCGACTCCGACCACTCCGCGCCGCACGTCGCCGCCGAGATCGCCCTGTACGGGCCTTTGGTCAGCCCCGGCTGCTACCTCGTCGTCGAAGACGCCCTCTTCGGCTACGGCCACGAGATCCGCAAGCAACACGGCATGGCCCACCTCGACGGCACCCCGCTCGATGCGATCGTGAAATGCCTCGTCGGCAACGACGACTGGTCCCGCGACCTCGCGATCGAGCGGACCGACCCGGTCAGCTCGAACCCGGCCGGCTACTGGGTCCGCAATGGCTGACCTCGTCGTCATCACCCCGTCCCGGGACCGGCCCAGGCAGCTCAACGAGCTGACGCACGCGGTCTGGGAAACGACCGGCGGCCGCGCGGACGTCCTCGGGCTCGTCGACTTCGACGACCCGCAGCGAGCGGCGTACAAGGCGCTGCCGGTCCGCATCTGGACGGGTGAACGCAAGTCGCTGTCGGGCTGGACGAACCATGCGGCGCTCGCGCTGCTAGACGGTCCGGAGCCGCCGCGGTACCTCGCATCGCTGGGCGACGACCACCGGCCACGGACCCGCGACTGGAACCTCAAGCTGACCGCGGCGATCGAGGCGCTACCCGGCGGGGTGGGCATCGCCTACGGCAACGACCTGCTCCAGGGCGGCCACAAGCCCACGGCGTGGGTCGTGTCCGCCGAGCTGGTCCACGCGGTCGGCTGGATGATGCTGCCCACGTGCGGGCACATGTACGTCGATGACGCGGTCCTCGCGCTCGGACAGGCCGCCAACCGGATCGTGTACCGACCCGACGTCGTGATCGAGCACCTGCACCCCGCCGCCGGGAAGGCGCGATGGGACGACTCCTACCGGGCTAGCAACGCCACCGCCCGGTACGAGGCCGACCGGCAGGCGTTCGAGGCGTGGAAGCGCGACGGGCTCGCCGCCGACGTGGCGAAGGTGAAAACGATGGTCGATAGGCTGGCGTCGCGGTGTCGCTGATCCGCGTGATCAAAACGGCTGCCGCAACACTGTCGAGGACCGTCTATGTCGACGAGGTTGCCACCGACGCCGCAGGCACGGTCACCGTGGCGGTGACCCGCCAGGACGGCACCGCGGTCGCCGCCGGCAACGCCACCCACGGCGGCACCGGCATCTACACCTACGTGCTGCCCGGCGGCCCCAGCAGCCCCTCGTCGGCGACCTGGCAACTCGACACCCTGACCGTGGCCTGGACCGGCACCATCGGCGGCGCCGTCGTCACCCTCACCGATCAGGTCGAGGTCGTCGGTTCGTTCATTTTCGGCCTCGCCGAAGCCCGCGCGTCCGACACCTCGCTGACCTCCACCAGCACGTACACGACCGCGCTGCTCGCCGCGAAGCGGATCGAGGTCGAGAACGAGTGCGAGAAGATCTGCCGGCAGGCGTTCGTGCCCCGCTTCTACCGCGAGACCCTTTCCGGTCGTGACATCGACCGGATCGGCACGCGCTACCCGATGCTGCGGCGGCTCCGCGCCGTGATCGTGTCCGGAACGGCGTGGTCGGCCCCCGACGTGGCCGCGGTCGCCGTGTCTGAGTCCGGGATGCTGACCCGCCCGTCCGGCTCGGTGTGGCCGGCCGGCGCCGGGAACATCGTCGTCGAGTACGAGCACGGCTGGGACTCCCCACCCGAAGACCTCCGGGAAGCGGCGATGATCCGGCTCCGGTCGAGGCTGAACCTGACCCGCTCCGGCATCCCCGACCGGACCCAGTCGTACACCGACGTCAACGGGGCCACCTACCGGATCGCCCTCCCCACCGCCGACGCCACCGGCATCCCCGAGGTCGACGCCGTCTACCACCGGTACACCCGCTACCGGCGGGCAGTGTTCGCGTAAGCAGGAAGGTGCAACGTGCAGGTGCGGATCGGCAACAGCGCAGCGAAAGAGGCATGGCGCGACGACGAAGGCGCGCTGCGGCACCGCCCAGTCGACGGCGCGCGGGTCACCACCGTGACCATCCCGGACACCTACACCTTCATGGAAAAGGTCGCCGCGATCACGGCGGCGGACGGGGTGTGGAACAACCACAGCCAGGGGGACAGCGTCGCGGACTCCACCCCGGACTGGGTCGACGCCGACGACCCGGCCCTCGCGACCGTGCTCGGTAGTGCCCTGGGCTGCCCGGTCGGTCGCCCGGCGAAGTGGAAGGGGCTGGGCTGACATGCTCGTCAACAGCGGCAGGGATCTGCAGTCGCAGACGATGGGTGGCGACGTCACCGCGTTCACCGGCACCGCCACCGCCACCTCGGCAACATCGCTGACCGTGGCGTCGGGATTCACCGCATCCGCGTACATCGGGAAGATCGTCGTAGCGGGTACCACGCCCGGGACCGCGGTCTACGGCATCATCACCGCGAACAGCACCACCGTGCTGACGATCGACCGGTGGTACAACCCGCTCACCCCCGGCGGCACCGCAGCCAGCACACCCTCGGCCACGACGACGTTCATCATCATGCCCGGCGGCGCCCCCGTCGCGTACATGGGACTCACGGCGAACGCGGGCGCGGCGGCCGGCTCCGACACCACCCTCACCGGTGAGATCACCACCTCCGGTGGTGGGCTGATCCGCAAGCTGTCCACCTACGCACACACCGCCGGGGTCGCGTCCTACACCCAGACCGCCGTGTTCACCGCGAACGGCACCGACTCGCTGCCGGTGACCGTGGCGAAGATGGGCACCTTCAACAGCTTGACCGGCGGAATCATGGCGTTCGAAACGCTCCTGAACGCCACCGCCACGCTCTCCCTCTCCGGTGACCAGCTCACCGTGACCGACACAGTGACGACGAGCTGAGCGGCGATGCCAGCGCAATGGTGGGCCGCCCCACAGCCGCCCCTGCACGTCGCCAGCGGCACCAGCTACAACACCTCGGTCACCCTCACCGATGTCAGCCGCGCGCCGCAGAAGCAGTTCGCCGCGGCGCAGCTCACCGAGGGCACCGAACTGGAACTGGTCGCGCAGGGATTCTTCTCCAACACAGGCACACCCACGCTGCTGCTCGGCTTCTACTACGGCGGCGTCGCGGGCGTGGCGCTCGGCGCGACCTCGGCGATCACGACCACGACGACGCTGACCGGTGTGCCGTGGATCATGCGCTGGTCTGGGCGGGTCCGGTCCACCGGCACCTCCGGCTCCATCCTCGGCCAGGGCGTCCTCTACCTCGGCACCGCGCTGACCGCGTTCACCGTGCGCCCGTTCCCGGAAACCCTTGCGGCAAGAACCGTGACGATCGACACGACGATCGTCAAGACGATCACGGTCGGTGCGCAGTGGGGCACGAACTCGGCCAGCAACACCCTGACCTGCGAAGACCTGTCCGTCCGCCTCTGGTCCTGAGGAGCGTCCACTGTGCCCATCGGCTACCCCATCACCAAGGCTGGGCTTGACAACCTCATGGGCGGCCTGATCGTCAGCGTCCGTGACTCGCTGAACGCCTGCGTGAGCTTCAAGGCGTTGCTCGACGACACGTCAATCCTGCCGGACAGCGTGTTGACCGCCCTCACGTACGGCGGCTCGTCGTCCACCGGCGAGATCCAGCAGATCCGCAACTCCTTCACGTCAATGAGCCTGCTCAACACCGTGTCGCGGGGCGGATCAACGGTGCCGTCCCTGGTGGACTTCTGGTTCGACGCGAAGCACCTGGGCGGAACGAACTTCCACTAGCGCCCGAGCCCCACCGGCCCGGGAGGGGTTGAACCGTGGCCATCGTCATCGACGCCACCTCCCCGGCCATCGTCACCGGCAACCCCACCGCCACCACCGCCTCATTCACCCCGCCCAACGGCGCGGTCCTCGTGGTCGCGATGGCCGGCAACACGTTCTCGTCGCAGGATCCGTCCATTCCGACGGTCACGGACAGCCTTGGCGCACACCTGACATACACGCTCACGGACTGGCGGTCCCGCCCCGACGACCCGCTCGGGCACCCCGACGGGCAGGTCGCCATCTGGACCGCCACGGTGGCCACGGGCGTGGCGATGACGGTCAGTGTCACCAACAACGCCGCCAGCAACCGCGACCTCGCCCTCAAGGTGTGGGTCACCACCGGCTCCGCAGCCGGTACGCACGGGGCGGACAGTTCCGTGTCCGCGTCGGCAATAGCCGACTCGTACACCGCCACCGCGGACAACAGCCAAGGCTTCCTCGTCGCCTGCGACTGGGACGCCCTCGGAGTCCAGACCGCCGGCACGGGCTGCACCCGCGACGGATCCGCGACGATCCCGGCCAACCAGGTCAGTTACGGGTTCGAGCACCGCACCGTCGCCGACGGTGCCAACGGTGGCCTGACCACCATGAACCTGACCCTGCCGGGCAACTCGGCGAACCTGACCTGGGCATTCGTCGAACTGGTGCCGCTCGTCGGTGACCCGGCGGAGAAGGACCCGCCGCCGTTCGTATTCTGGCACCCGCCGGGCGAAGGGCTCGCCCCGAACGGGGTGTGGAACCCATGGGCGGGCACGGACAACGCGGCACCGGACGACACCCGCATCCGGATCCACGAGTCCGGCCCGGCGCTGGCGATCAACCCGGACCCCGGCACGGTCGCGACCGTCACCACAGCGTCGTTCACCCCGCCCGCCAGCAGCACGCTGCTGATCCTGTGGTCGGGCAACAGTTCATTCGGCGCGGACCCGACCGCGCCGACGATCACGGACTCGCTCGGCGGGCACCTGACCTACACCCTGTCGGACTGGCGCTCGCGCGCTGACGATCCGGTGAACCACGTCGACGGCCAGGTCGCGATCTGGACCGCACCCGTCGTCAGCAGTGCACCGATGACCGTGACCGTGACGAACGGCGCTGCCAGCGGGTTCCGGCACTCGGCGATGCAGGTACTCGTTCTGACCTGCCCCACCGGCATCTCCGTCGGTGCGCACGGCAAGACACAGTCCAACTCGGCCAACCTGATTACGCAGTCGTACACGGCGCAGGCGACCGGTGGGCAGGGTTTCCTTGTCCTGGCGGACTTCGCTGCGACCGGCACCCCCCGGGCCGGCATGGACTGCTTCGAGGCGGATACGCCGAGCACGACTGGAACGATCCCGCCGACGCAACTCTCGTACGGCATGGTCAAGCGGGCGATCCCGGACGACGTCAACACGGCCGCCAACCGCATGAACGTGCAAATGGCCGGCACCAGCACGGCGCTGAGTTGGGCGTGGGTCGAAATTCTTCCGACCGCTGCCACCGGTGGCGGGACCCGGACCGCAACTGACACGGCGGCGGCTACCGACGTTGCGACCAGGGCTACCCAGTCGTTCAGCCGGACCGCCTCCGACGCCGCGGCCGCCTCCGACGCCGCGGCCGCAGCACTGGTCACCGTCCGGACAGCCGCGGAAACCGCGCAGGCCGTCGACGCCAGCACCCGGGCCCTGGCCGACGCCCGGACGGCAACGGACACGGCGGTAGCCGCCGACGCTTCCACCCGCGCGGTCCTCGCCGTGACCCGGGCCGCCGCGGATACCGCAGTTGCGACGGACCAGGCGACCCGGGCCGCTGTCACCGCGCGCACCAGCGGCTCAGCGGCCACGGCAACCGACGCCGCAGCGCGGGCGGCGGCGGTCCGCGCCCGGACCTCGACCTCGGCGGCCACGGCAACCGACACGGCTGCGGGGTCGCTCGTCAGCGGCGGCCAGTCCCGCACCGCCGCAGACACGGCAGCGGCAACGGACGCCGCGACCCGCACCAGCGTCCGGGCCCGGACCGGCACCGACACCGCGGCCGCCACAGACGTGGCCACCCGCGGTGGGCTCGCACTGGCCCGGTCGACCTCGGAGAACGCCGTCGCGACGGACACGGCGACCCGTGCGGCGCAGGTGTTCACCCGCACCGGAACCGACACGGCGGCCGCGAGCGACGCGGCAACCCGGGCCGCCCTGACCCGGACCCGGACCACAGCAGACGCTGCGGCGGGCACGGACGCAGCCACCCGACTCCTCACCGAAACCCGCAGCGCCGCCACCACCGCGGCGGCAGCGGACACCGCGGTCCGGGCGACGCTGACCAGGACCCGGTCCACGACCGACACGGCTATCGCCACCGACACCGCCGTTGGGGCCACCGGCGGTGGGCTGGCCCGCACCGCGGCGGACACAGCCTCGGCCACCGACGCCGCAACCCGCGCCGTTCAGGTCTTCACCCGGACCGCCTCGGACACGGCCGGCGGCACCGACGTCGCCACCCGGACCACCGCCCGGACCCGCACCGCCGCCAGCACCGCCGCCAGCACCGACGCCGCGGTGAAGGCGCTCACCCGCAGCCGCTCCACCACCAGCGCGGCACTCGCCGCCGACACCGCAGTCCGGGCGGCCCAGCAGTTCGTGCGCGCCACCGCCGACTCCGCCCTGGCCGTCGACGTCGCCGTTGGGGTGAACCCGCTGCTGCTTGTCACCCCACGGATCGGGATCGACGCCGGCACCGCCACGTCGGGTGTCGACGCATCCGGCGCCCGGAGCAGCAGCGTCGACGCCGGAACAACCGTGTCCACCATCGGCTGACCAGGGAGTCTCGATGCGGCAGCTCACATTCGCCGTGCCCCGTGTGCCGGGAGTGCGTGGCGTCCGGGTGCTCGCATACCGGCGCAGACCGCTCCGGGAGTTGCCGGACGACGGCCGGCCCGTCATGACGACGTGGCGCCGCAACATCATGCTCGTCGGCGGATCGAAACGGAGTCCGCGCCTACATCGGACCGGATTCACCGCATCCTGGCCGGCCACCGTGCGATCGATGCGCCTCGGTGGGCGGCCTTGTGGCGTGTGGCTGCGTATCGGCTCCCGGGGCTGGTACTTCCTTCTGCACTCCTTCGACGAGCCCCAGCGTTATGACCCGGTGCCCGAATGAAGTCGACGATGGGGATTGCGGCGAAGCGTGCCCTGATCGACGCCCTGACCGCCCAGGCCGGCCCGGCGCAGCCCCTCGACGGGGTCACCGTGTCCTACGACTACCCGCCGAACCCGCCCCGGAAGGTCATCTACCTGGGTGGGTTCCGAAGCGTGGTCACACCACTGTCCGCTGAGGAGAACCTGGTCGCCTCCGAGGTCGTCACCATCGGCCTGTACGTCAAGGTGCTACGCCCGGACGGTGATGTCCGCGCCACCGACGTCGACGTGGAAGCGATCGCCGACGCGATCAGCGCGGTCATGGAAGCGAACCCGGACATGGGCGGAAACCTGACCTGGAT